GTGTGATGAGCAATGATGACTGCTACTTTAAATAGTTCGATAAGCTTATCTATTCTAGATAACATCTCGTGTATCTCTGAGTTAGAGTTCTCTTCACCACTAAAGAAGTTAATAATAGGATCGATCATAACCAAGTCAGGTTTGTGATACTCAATGCTCTCTGCTATAGCATCCATGTCGCTGTCTCTCATAATGTTCTTTCTAAGTCTGCCTGATGCTATTAGGTTTGACTTGCCTAGGTTGTATAGTTCCGGGTCATGATGAAAAGGTTGGTAGTACATCTCGATTCTTTTCTTTAAGAACTCATGAATGATCTCTGCCTGTAACCACATTACTTTTAATGGCCTACTAAACTGTTGACCCATGAACTCTGTGCCTGTAGTTGCTGACGCTGCAAAAGCTCCAAGCCAATGAGACTTACCAATCTTAGGTTTACCAAGTAGCAATACCCTTGATTGCTCAAAGACAAATGCATCACCCCAGTATTGTTCGATGCGACTTGAATCCATCGTGTCCCAGAAAGGATCGTTGAATGTTTTTAATCCCAGTGGGTCTCTCTCTACAATTATTTGACTCTTCTGTTTATCAATAGGATCTTCTTGATCCATGATCTCTTTGAGTTCATCTGCCAAAGGTATCTGCCATTGACTGGTGTTCCACTTAAGTATCCCAGCATCTACTTCGTCTGGATTTCTTTTTAAATGTCCAGTACAAATACTGTTGGCTGTTTGCAATACTTCTTGCACGCTCATCGGTGGGTTGTTTGTTTGATTCCAATCCAATGATTTAATAATAACTTCACGCATACCCCAACCTTCGAGTATCCATTTACCCACTAAGCGAGCAAGGGTATCGTTGCGCATTCCACTTTGCACCCCATCACCTGATAAGGGTGTGTTGTGTGTGGCTGTGATCTTGCCATCATTATTAAAGTCATAGATAACATTCATGTCTTGGCTGTTAAGCACAGGCAAGTCATCCATTGAATCTACAATGACACCATTGACCATTTCAAATTTGTAATTGTTTGATGGGCTGACCATGACATAACCGCCCTCTCCTCTGATATCCAATCTGCCTGTTGTGTTTCTTATTGTTAGATTGTCATTGATAGCATAGAAGTAATGATATCCACCGCGAGGTGTCTTTTGTTTTAAGGTTGTTCTTGTGACCTGGCCGGACTCCACGAAATCACATGCCTCTTGAGTATCTGCATCAAGCACAACAAATGTAATGCCTGTGACCACAGCCCAATTGCAATTAGGAAACTCCAAGTACCATTGCTTGATCTCTTGCATTGTTGGTTGCTGGGTTATGTAGTTTGCCCATTTGACTCTTGGTGTTTTAGACCAACGCTTTATTAATACATCCTCTTCTTCGTTTGGATGTCTTGCTTTGAAGTAATCAGGTATAGGATCGTTTCTTGAGCCACAAGGTATAAGATGAAAGTTGTTTTCATAATATGAAGTCAACATATCTCTGCGTTCTTTATTGCGTATGTCGTCTCCAACGAGATCGAAGTTAAGATCTAAGGCCATACTACGACTCTACTTTTCCATAGATGCTTTCCCAATCAAGGGCATGCCCAGTAAGTTTCATTAGCTTCTTTGCCTGGTTGACTGATGGCTGCCTTGCACCATACCTCCATGACTTAATGGTATCAATAGAAACTCCTAGCTCTTCAGCCAGAGTTTCTTCTCCTCGTTTTTGTATGTAGTCTTTTAGTTTCATCTCTCTCCTGTATTTAATAAGGTGACACACTTAAATTTTATAAAAGTAAACTCATCTTAAGGGGGATGATGAGTCACCATAAAAGTGTGTCATATGGGATGATAAATGAAATTGTACAAATAGTACAGATATTTGTTGACAATGTTTTAATTATCATTAATATAGTACTTAAGTTTTATGGAGAAACACAATATGCAAAAAGATTATACAGAATTTTGTCTCGAGGCTTTACTAAAAGCTAAGAAAAAAAACCTTACTCAACAGGCTGAATTAAAAGCAGTCAGTTCTGATTTGGATAAAGAGATTGCATCTCGTCCAGAGATACAAGAACACATCAAAACACTTTCAAATACCGGAGGCTCTACAAGAGTTCCTTTGGATAATTTGATTCCATTTGATCTAAGGGTTCAGTACAAAGTTACCAAGACCTGGGATCAAGGACATTTAGCTAAGTGTGTTGCTGATGGACACCACATACCTTTCAACGTTCAGTATGCTGAAGATGCTAAAGCTGTGAAGTCATGCAAAGAAAACAATATAGACCTTTGGGACTTAGTCCAAGAAGGATTGCAAACCAAGATTAATGAGAGGCCTTATGTCCAATTCATTGATCCATTAAAAGGAGAAAACAAATGAGTAGATTAGGAGATTTTTTAATAGACGTTAAGTCTGATTCAGAATTTGTCATTAGCACTTGCAGTAGCTTTGAGCAGTTCTGTCAAAAAATGAAAGACATCAACGACATGTATTTACCAAGTGCATTGTCAGACATATGGGAAGAATATGTTGGTTCTATGGAAGGCAATGACGTTAACTTTCACGACAGGAGACCAAGATGAGTTTATTAAAAACTGTGGAAACAGGAATCAAAGTGCCAGCACTTAAGATTAATGTATCAGGAACCGATGGCATAGGTAAGTCAACCTTTGCATCACAAGCGCCCAAGCCAATCTTTGTTAAGACAGAGGACGGGACAAACTTTATTGATGTTCCATCCTTTCCTTTATGTAAAAGCTACGATGATATCGTCAAGCAGATACAAACATTGATTGAAGAAGATCATGATTATAGAACCCTGGTATTTGATACCACTGATTGGGCTGAGAAACTTGTGCAACAAAAGGTTTGCCAGAATCATTCAGTTAAAGGTATCGAAGCTTTAGGTTTCGGTAAAGGTTACACAGAGGCTGCAGAACTTTATCGCAGACTCTTACAAATGTTTGATGAACTACAAAAGAAAAAGATGCATGTCATCTTACTTTCTCATGTGGCCATTAGAACTTTCAATGATCCAGAGCGTGAGCCCTACGATCGTTGGGAGATGAGTTTACACAAGAAGGTATCTTCAATGATACGTGAATGGGTAGACTTCAACTTGTTTGCAAACTACGAAGTATCGACTCGTACTAGTGGACAAGGGTTTAAGGAAACAACCAGAGGCGTGTCATATGGCAAGCGAAAGTTGTTTCACAAATACGCTGCAGCCTTCGATGCAAAATCCAGAGTTGACTTGGGCAATCTCCCATTAGACTTAGAATGGAGTGCATTTATGACTGCGTTTAAAGAATCTTTAAAATCTAAATAGGAGAAACACAATGTCTGATTTTGAAATTAATCTAACTGACGTAGAAGAGCTAGACCCTAGCTCAATAGGTCCCATGCCAGCAGGCGATTACGAAATGGTTGCACTAACCTGGGAGGCAAAGACAGCTAAAAGTTCAGGTCATAAAATGATCAGCTTAACTTTTGAAGTTGTTGGCCCCAAGTTTGCAGGCAGAAAAGTTTGGGAAAACATTATGCTTGAAGGTAATGGTTTGAATGTATCCAAGGGCAAACTTCGTAACTGGAGAAAAGCCATGGGTATGGATCCAGATGTGGATAACTTTAATCTACAAGCTTTGGAAAGCATGATGAAGATTCCTTTTGGCGCAACACTTCGTATAGAAGAAGGTCGCGACAAAGGAGATGGAACTAAGTGGGAAGATAAGAATGTAATTGGTAAGTTTGCAGCAGGCGCTCCAGCTACCAAACCATCTTCTCCACCACCTACTCCGGATAAACCAGAAGCATCATCAGACGATGATGGGTTTGACTGGGATAAGTAAATGAGTTTCGTTGACGACCTACACAACCAGGTTAAAAACCTGCAAGAGAATGGAGAGAGTGGGGATATCAATGAATTAATCGTGCGAGTAGCAGAGGCTATGGTTAATATGGGCCACGCTAAAACTACTCCACGCCTTATAAGGGACAATGTTATAGATTACCTACGTCAACAAAGAGACTGGGATAATTATAACCCAATTGATTATATAACCTAAGCAATGCCGGGTGTTCATAACCGGTTTATTTGGCAACCTTGAGACCAGTTGTTTGCTGAAACGGTCTCACTTTTTTTGGAGAAAAAAATATGTCGATAGATACAAGAGAGGCGAAAGCCTTGGTAACAGTGGTGGAATCTTTATTAGATTCTTTGGATAAAACATTTGATAGCTTGCCGTCTGAAATAGATCAAACGGTGAAAGATGCTAAACTAACATTATTAAACGTAAATATAAAAAATGAAAAAAGCAAAAAATTCAGCAAATTTTTTAGATAAAAGAACGTGTGACACAGTGATGCAAGATCTTTCTACGTGCATCGATGACTGGGATAGACAAGACCTGGATACGACAGCAGCTGTCCTGACTGTATTAAAGTTCACCATAGATATGGTCTTTAAGTTTACAGACGATAGCTATGAGGCCATGGAATTAATATCAACTGTTATAAACGAAAATCTTGATATCAATTCAATAGAGGATTTAGAATTCCTTTTAAGATCACCTAGAAGCTCTGAAAAAAAAGTTATACATTGAAACTTCGATACTACCAAAGGGATGCAATAAACTCTTTGCATCATTGGTTTGAAACAAAGCCAACAAGTGACCATGCATTAATTGCATTACCTACTGCAGCAGGGAAGACAATCATCTTCTCTCATTTTATTAAAGAAGTATTAGCCAAAGAACCTAACGCCAGGTTTATTGTAATGGCTCACAGAAAAGAACTTGTATCCCAAGCTGAAAGCAAACTCAAGATGGTATGGCCCGATGCACCAGTGGGCGTACTTGCAGCTGGAATGAAACGATTTCAACACGATGCTCAAGTATTGGTTGCCAGCAGAGATACTCTGGCATCTCCCAAGAGACTTGCCAAGGTTGGTAAGTTTGACTACATGATTATCGATGAGGCACACAACGTTCCTCCAACTTCACACACCAGGTATCAAAAGATTATTACTGAGCTGTCTGCTCGTGGCGATATGAAAGTTATGGGATGTACTGCTACGCCTTATCGCATGGGCCAAGGCTACATCTATGGCAATCGCAAGGATCATTTCTTTAAAGGTTTAGCTTACAGCGTATCAATACCAGAGCTTATTAAAGAAGGCTATCTATGTAGGCTGTCAGCTTACGCAGTGAATGACAAGGCCATCATTGATGCTGGCTCAGTTAGTGTTAAGTTTAAGAATGGAGACTTCCGGGAAAAAGAATTAGAGGAAGTTGCTATGGTTGATGAAACCATTATTGAAGTAGTAAGTGACTGGATTGATAACGCTTACAGCAAAGGTAGGACTGCTACAGTATTCTTTTGCGTATCGGTATTGCATGCCCAGAAGATGACTCAGTATTTAATACAGTATGGGATCAAGGCTGCTGTAGTTACGGGTGAGACGCCCAGCTCAGAAAGAGATGAGATACTTGCAGACTTTGAGTCCGGCAAGATCCACGCCCTATGTAATGTTGGCGTCCTAACTGAAGGCTGGGACGCCCCAAGAACGGATTGTATAGCACTGCTTAGACCAACGCAAAGCATTGGTTTGTATGTGCAAATGTGTGGCAGAGGCATGAGAATCCATGAAGATAAGAGCAACTGTTTGCTGTTAGATTATGGTGAGAACGTAGCGCGTCATGGCTGTTTAGATGAGGTAACTCCAGAGGAAAGCATTCAAGGCAGATACCATCCCAAGGTTTGTAGCTCTTGCAATGCAATCAACTTACCTTCTGCTAAAGAATGTCTTGAGTGTGGCCAGGTCTTTGATACCAAGCAAACCAAAACCTTATGGACTAAAAAAGAGAGAGAGGTAGCAAGACGTACCAAAGCAGAAAAGCAAGCTGTCTTATCCGATGAGAAGGCTAAATCCAAGCCAATCATGAAACCTATTACAGATATCTATGCAGCTGTTGTTAAATCTAAAAACGGCAGCGACTATTGTCAAGTGATTTTTACAGTCAAGGATGAGTTCTTTCCCAGAAAGATGCCTCTAATGTTTGGCCACCCTACCGCACACAACATGGCAGTGCGTAAGTGGAACAAGATTACAACTAAGTGGGGATCGCCAAAACAAGCTTGGATGGCTGCAGAGCTGATAAACAACGGGGCATTTGATACAATATCTGAGATTGTTTTACAAAAACAAGGGAAGTATGAGAACGTTGTTGGCATTAAAACCAAACAAAATGAGGAGATAGTTCTATGACAAAGGTACACGAGTTATTGGATGAGGTTGAGTTACAGGAAAAGCAACACCAGAGATTCTATTTAGGGATCAGTGGCATAGGCAATCCTAACCAGCGTTTAGTCTGGATGCGTTATCGCTGGCTCATGCCAAACGATTGGGAGCCTAGAGTTCTGCGCTTGTTAGATCTTGGCAACGTAGTAGAAGATGACTTGATTAAAAAGCTAAGAAAGATACCTGGGGCTTCCATATATGACGTTGACTCCAACGGAAAACAATTTGAGACTGAAGCATTGGGTGGGCATGTTAAGGGCCACATCGATGGCGTAGGGCGCAACTTCCCAGGCATGGACAAAGAGAATCCATACCTTCTAGAATTCAAAACAGCCAACGATAGTCGATTTAAAAACTTACAAAAGCTAGACAGTTATTGTGAGTGGTCAGACGAATATGCTGCTCAATTACATTTGTACATGGGCCTGTTTAATTTTAAGCATGCTATAGCCATTGTTTATAATAAAAATAACTCAGACTTATATACCGAAGTAGTTGAGTATGATAAAATCCTGTTCGATTCTTTGATGGACAAAGCTAGAGACATTCTTACGAGAGAAGATCCACCAGAAAATTATATACCAGAGACTGATTACCGCATTCGTAGCTTCATGACCCCGAAGCAACAAGCTGCTTATTTAGGCAGATCGTTGCCTGACAAGATTCATTGTCGCTCATGTCGATTTGCAAAGATTGATATGGAGAAGGGAGATGCTCATTGGCATTGTGATCAGCACGATAAAAAGATTAGCAGTGATCGACAGCTTAAAGGCTGTAGTAAACATAACTATATCCAAGAGTTGATACCTGCGGTAATGATTGAGAAAGACAAAGACATGGTGGTGTATGAGAAGGATGGGTTTAGGTTTGTTAATGTTCCAGAGGCCCAAAGCTCAAAGGACAATAACTTTTATTCTAGCAAAGAATTAATTCAAGTAGTAAACGCTGGGTTTCCTACAGAACTGTTAGAAAAAACTGACAACATTAAGAGACTATTAGATGGCACATTACTTCAAATCAAACCATGGGTGGAAACCGGAGTACCCTTCTAGCCTTTTGGTTTTTTTATTACGAGTATTTCTGTGCCTGGGTACAGTGCCTCTACTAATTTCTTCTTCAATCTAAACATAGGGGTCTCTATCCCCTTAGTGTCTTCTACTATCATAGCCCCTTCGCTGTTCTTGTATCTAAAGTCAGCTTTGTAAAGACAAACTTTTTTATCGTTGACCACACATGGGAAGGGTGGGTGTATCTCTATGTCAGAAATAAGGCCCATAGATTCTAATTCTTTTAAATGATTGTACCGAGCGCCTTCTAACTTGCTGTCAAAAGTAATGCCATCGATCGTAACTTTCTTTGCGTTGTATTTGTTGAACAAACTATTGTCCGGTTAATATTTTTCTTTCTTCTTCTTCTCTAAGAATTCTTGAAGCTCTTTCTCTTGATTGTCTTTCTATTGGATTAATAAACTTACCTTTAAGATCTTGGCGAAGTCCTCTTGCAGCTGCGTCAAATGTTTCTTTGGTAACGCCAACAGTTCCTTGATCTCTAGATGCTTGAAGCAACCCTGGATTTATTTCAATTGGTTTAAATATTCCTCTCATAACATCCTTATAATTAGCAACTTTTGCTTCTTTTAATTGTTGTTCAATAACGCTATTTGGTACACCTAAAATTCTTGCGTCCTCTATGGCTGTATATAAATCTCTTAAAGACCTAAATCTACTTTCGTTTTGATTCATATAACCTTGTAATATTTGTTGTGCACTTTGTGGATCATTGCTTCTAAGTAATCTATTAAATTGATTACTTGCATCTCTAATAGCATCATTAGCTTCAAATCCTCGGTACTTTAAACCTTTTATTACTTGAGGTTTTACAACCTTTAGCCCAGTAAATGCTTGCACCATAGTTTCTGCTACATCAATGTCTCTTCCCATTCTATCTGTTAATTTTTTATCCTCTCCCTTGTCATTTAACCTTCCAACAATAGCTCTTGGAAAAGTTTTCGTTGATCCTTTTGGTGGGCTAAATTCTAATCCAGCAAATTTTAATTTTTTAGCAGCTGCATCAGCTTCTAATTTATAGGGGCTAATTGTTGGTAGGCTGGTATCCAAAACATGATACAAGCCTTTAGCTACTTTATCTCCAGGAGTGTCTGAAACTCCCCATATTTTTTTACCAGTTGCTGTTTTTCCATTGTATGCATCGGATATGGCTTGAGCTGAAAAAGCTGGTTCAACAAAAGGTGATGTTAACTCTCCCAAGCCTCCCATTGCTGAACTAAAAAATATTTCGTTTAAAGACTCTTCATTTCTATTGCCTCTAGCGACTTCTTGAAAAACTCTTTCAACTGGCCTTCTTAAATAATCATATGGATTCATATAACTAAAATTAATAAATTGAGTGGGGTTTCCATTTTTATCAGAAGCTATGGGAATAAGAGTTGCTGTTTTTTCCCAAGGTGCGCCAGAAGATCTTTTGTATGCTTCCATTTTTTCTTTAGTAACACCGGTGAGTGCTGATCCAAGCGCAACTAATCCAGTACCCATCATGCCACCAGTTGTTACTGCACCAGTCAATCTTCTCATTCCTATTTTTTGCATTTCTGCATTTTCACTGGCCAATTCTGCAATACCTCTTGACATAGCATTTGATGTATTTCTAATAATTTCAGATGGGAAAGCAACAAAGTTACCAAGTGGAGATTTTCTAATAACCTCTGAAACAAATGGAACAATTCTTTGATAATTTTGAATTGTATTAGCTGCTACTTCTGCGGACTCACCTCTTACAAATTTTTCTAAACCTTCTTCCCCATATTTATTTAAAATATCTTGAGGTCTTATCTTTGCAGACCCAGCGCCAGGTTCTATTAAATCAGAAAATCTAACAAGGCTTTTTGAGGAGCCCACTGGAACAAAATCATTTGGATTTCTTTTTAAAGCTTGCATCAATCTAGCTTTTTCATTTAAGTATCCAAAGACCCTTCCTGCGTCATCAGTCATTCCGTATGCTTTTTCAGCCAACCTCATTCCAGTAGCATCTTTAATTTTATTTCCAGCTCTAGAAACAGTTCCAACAAAACTATCTGAATATACATCTGATGCTAACTTTGCTATCTCTCTAATTTCTCCAAGATTGGCCCCACCTTTTTGCATCATACCTTCTTCTATTAGCTCTTGAATGCTTTCAGTTTTTAAAACTCTTTTTTTAGGATCAAATAATCCAGCAAAACTTGTTTCTACTGCATCAACGAATCTACCTGTGCTCCCAAGGTTTCCATTTAACATGGAGAAGAAAGGAATACTGGTAAAGTTTCTGACTTGTGCTCCACCTGATAAAACTGTTTTACCATACTGTGAGGCAGCTTTAACAGATAAGAGTCCTGTGTATAATTTTCTTAAAATGCCTGAGTTTGCGCTTTGATCAGACATAGCTCCCATTAAACCATCGTGCACATCTTCTCTAGCAAAGCTACCTTCTAGCGCTCCAGCATCTTTATTAAATTGTTTAAATGTTACCCTTTCTCCATTTTTATCCAAGATGGTTTGTATTTTAGAGTCACCAATATCTCCAAATTCTGATTTATTTTTTAAAAATTTAACACCGCCTGTTTTATCAGAAAGGCTATCTAATGTTTTTATATTAGTAAACATTTCTGCTTTTGCTGTTAAAGAGGATAGCTTTTGAGCTGTAACACTAGCAGTAAGTTTTGTATTAGCCAAAGCAGTTTCCCAGTTTGTTTCTAAGTAACCAGCTGATTCTCCCAAGGCTCTTCTAACTTCTGGCAAGCTATCTAACTTTCTTCCTTTTAATATTGACATGTCTCTATTTAATCCTTCTAACAACATATCGTTTGTTTCGTAATTAAAAGAATTTTTATTTTTAGGCCCAGGGTTAAATAAATTATCAAAGGCTAAATTTGCTTCGTTTTCATTTGCACCAAAATTTCTTCGAATAGAGGCAATTGCATCTTTTCTATACTCTGGATTAACTTGATAACCTTTATCAACAATAGCTTTATAAACCCTAGTGCCATACAGCCCAGCGTTTTCTAAAATAGCATTTCTTAGCTCTGGAGGTATGAACAAATTCATAAAAGTGTCTGCATTTTCTTTGTTGCTATAATCAAGAACTTGATTTGAATAAGTATTAAATTTGCTTCTATTTGTTTGTAGTAAGGCAGATATCTTTTGATTATCTAAAAGTCCTATAGACTTATAATCTATGTATTGATCTTCTAAATTTTTAATATTTTGTTCTGCAATTCTTTGAATTTGTTTTGCTTTAGCTCTTTTTTTATCTGCTGATAGATTTGGAAATTGATAATCAACTCTGATTCTAGGAAACATAAAATCTTCAACGTTTCTAGAAAGTTTTAAAGCGTTTGTTTGATTTAATGTTCCATTGTTTACAGCTATTTTTGTTGTGTTTAAAATAGTATCAAAGGATCCGTCCACTTGTTCTTGTGCAGCTTTTATTTGAGCAGTCTTTGCAGCTTTTGCTCCGCTTACATATGAATCTGGATCTCCTCCAGCAAAAGTAAAATTTTTCTTTAACCAGTTATAAATTCCTGTATTAGCATCAAGAGCACTGGTCTCTAACTCACCTTTGTTTAAAGTTTTTTTTATTCCCTTGGCCATAAAAGATCCAACAGGAGCAACAAGATTTACTGCATCGCTTACAACAGGAGCAGCAACATCTAGTGTTGCACCGCCTGTTTTAACCAAAGCTTTTGCTGCTAATGGTATTCCTAAAATAAAACCTGCGCCTTCAGCAGCTACTTCTAATTTATCTTGCAGTCTAGCTGCAGCTGCTTCAGATCCTCTAAGCCTAGACATTCTAAGCTCGTCTGATTCTGATTCATTGTCAAAGAATGTATCTTTTAAAGTTATGACATCATCTGTTGCAACAGCGCCATCTACAAGGCCACCTGTTAGAGCTGCATTTATTTTTCCCATCTTCCCCATTCTTCCCAATACACCAGCAACGCCAAAGCCTGGCAATCCAAATTGGACCATGTATCTTGTAATCTCTCCAGCTGTAGTTTCAGCTTCGCCAATATCAACTTTTTCAAAGTGTTCTTTAACGTCAGAAGTTAAGTCTGTATCAGCAACAAAATCAATGCCTGAACTAACAGTGGTAGCAACACCTTCACCAATTTTTTGCAAGCCTCTAACTGCTTGACGCCCCATGTCACCTAAGACGCTTGCCTTTCCTTCTTTGTTTTCTTCGTGAATTCTTTTGGCTTCAGCTATAGTTTCTGGTTTTTGATCTGGGATGTATGAAGACGATCCATCAGGAAAATTTATAGTTGGCATTTTATTTTTTTGTTATATTTCTACTCTTTCATACCTATCTAAATCTTTAAACTGAGCAGCATCTTCTTGTGACTTACCCATAATAGTTATAAGTTCCACATATTTACCTGTGACTTTATCTCTAATTCTATAATTTTGTTGATCATCTATTGGTATATCTCTAAGCAGTGCATCTCTTAAAGCTGTAAGAACACCTTGAGCTTGCACAGCATCTAATTTGCCAATATCGTATCCAGCTTTTGATGCGTTAATTTGTTTGTAAGCTTTTAACATATCAGGGTTGTCTGACAAATAATCTAATAATTTAGAATCTGCTGACATCATGTCAGCTTGTCTTGTTTCTTCGCCAAAATATGCATCACCAAAAGCAACAGCTGAGTTAACAGGAACAAAACCCTCAACAGGCCTCATCATATTTAAAAATCCTGCAATCATTTTTTTAGCAAAGTCTGGATCTCTGCTTACTTTATCAGCATATGAACTTGGCAATACTTTTAAATAATCCATGAATTTAGGTTTCTTAACAAAGTTTCCATCTGCATCTACCTCTGCTCCATTGGCAATAAGATTGTCTTTTATAATAACGCTAAATTCATCTGACAAAACCTCATCTCCTGGCTCAACAACCGGCGGTGGCGTATATGTCGGGTCAGGATCTATGGTTAATGGTCTTTCCTCGTCATCACCATCTCCAGGTAACAAAGAAGCTCCTGCGATTCCGGCTGGAACTATATATCTTTTTTTCTTATAGAAAGGTCTTCCACTGCCAGACCCCGGAGAAACATTAGCGCCGGGCTTAATTGGTTCAATAGGAGGAGTTGATTCATCAATTTTTTCTTTAATTTCCTTGCCTTTACCTTTAGGTGCAGCAGGTGCTGCTTTAGGTTCAGCTTTAGGTTTAGCTGGTCTTTTTTTAGGTTTAATTTTTTCTACAATTTTTGGAGCTATTTTTTTAGCACCTCCACCTTTTGCAAGATAAGCTATCCCGCCTTTTGCCATTTCCACAGGCTCTTCTTCATAGACATAAAAATCTTCTGGGTCTACACCCATAGCTCCTAAGACTCCTTCAGGAACTAAATTTTTTAAAACACCTGGGTCTTTAGAAACTTCTTGAGAAATTTCACTAACCATAGAAGGCACTTCTTTAGCAAAATCAATCAAACCTGGAAGACCTTCTTCACGATACATGTTTGGGTTTTTTTTGAGCTCATCTCTAGCCTCATAGCTGTATAACTCTTTTCCAGTAATTGGCATCTTAGTAATGTTTCCTTTATATTTTTTATCACCAATTAATGGGACTCCTGATTTATCATGAGGAATTAAATCAGCTACTTCGTTTCTTGCTGTCATTTGACCAGCAGCACCAAGAACACCTTGTCTTGTTGGCCCAAGAATTAAACCATTAGCAGCAGCGACTAGCTCTG